TTCACCAATCCATTTTCTAATTGAAATTGTATCAAATCTGTATTTAATTTAGATTGAACCATATCAGCACCAGTAGTACCTAAGATCTTCTGTGCCAATAGGTATCCAACATGAGATTTCTTAATCACTAGACCTTCAGAACCTATCTTGGCCTGATTTCTAACAAACTGAAGAGGATTTCCCAAATAGGCATGATAATATACAATCGCACGTATTTCTTCAGGATTTTCAATACCTTCTAAATCTAGTAATTTCTCACTCAAAATGATAATATAATTATAGAATCCTGTATGAGGAGAAATCTCACAAAGTGGCATTTCATTCCATTTTAAAAATTGAAAATTAACTTTAGCAGGTTCTTCTGGTTTCTGGGATTGTTTGAAATAACATCCATCAAATTGTCCATCTTTCAACACATTAAAATTCTTGATGTCAAAAACATCAGTCATTTTAGGTTCTTGATTGTTTGATTTCATGAAATGTTTAATTTCTGTATTTGCTCATCTCTAGCTTTATTAGCCATCTTATCAACTAATTCGTTGTATTTATGACCTGCATGTCCTTTAATCCATTTGTATTCTATCTGAAATTTATCTTTTAATGATTCTTGCAATTGATAAACTTCTGTCCACAAATCCATGTTCTTCTTATTATGTGTTTTATCTTTCTCTATCCAGGTTCTTAACCATTTATCAGCTGTGTTAACAGTGTACTCTGAATCTGACAAAATTACTACTTCTTTAATGAATTGTAATTGTTGAAATGATCTATTTAGAATTTGAAGAGATTTCAATACACCTGCAATTTCCATTCTGTTAGAAGTGGTTGTGTCTAATGATTCACAACCATAGATTATCTTTTCTGATCCTTTATATACAAATACAGCTGCCCAACCACCAATTGGAACAGGATTGTAGAAACCTAAAGATTTAGAAGTTTTTGGACCTTTGAATGATCCATCGGTGTAGATATAAAGTGGAGTCATGATAAATTGCTTTTGATCACATTTGTTTAATTATTTATGAACGTGATAATGGCAATTTAAGAGTACTAAAGTAACTTAAGTTTTTAAGAATTCTGTCTTTTCTGTTTGACACGTGGGTGGTGGAATTGAAGCACCTTGTCCCTCGCTAGTGAAAGCGATGAACAAGGTGCATGGACGAGTAACGGCGCCAACCTCGCACTTGAAACAAGCAACCAATGAACTTCATTGGACCGTGTTGATCTTCTCTACCCGGATACTACACCTGCATGAGGCTCGCTCTGGTACGGGACTTTAGGGAGATTCACAACTTAGAGCCTTCTGGCTTTCTTATCGCTTCAGATGGCCACCACGTTAGGGTGATAATTAACCTAACAAAACACCCTTTACACTTGCATGAATAATTTGACACAGATTGCAATCATTTCAAGTTGGTCACAATCTTACTCCAGTTTGCACGAGAGTCCATAAGCTCATCTTATGGTACGGATCTCATATCTATCGTATAATCTTATATTAATGTATCAATTCGTATAGCGTTGTATGTTCAGTATATAGCGTATCACGTCTTATCTTGTGCACCATACAGTGCGATAAAGTAAGAATCAACAATATCTGACACTGGTGAAGTGATTTTAGGATTCAGCTTCACATAATAGTGTTTAGTGATATCAGGATTCCCTCGGTCTAAGAATGCCTTATACATGCCTTCTTTGTCTGAGTTGCCTTTACCAGAAGCAAATTTCTTTATTACTGTAGGAGGTATTGTAATCAAAGGAATTTGATTTTGATGTAGCTTAAATTTCAGTATACCTGTATTCTCTGCAATATTAAACACCTTTCCTTTAGATCCCATAGAATAATCTTCAAGATATACTTTTGAAGAATGTTCTTTCAATAATCCTTCTTTTTCTAAGATAGAAATGAAGTATTCTGAGATCTTATCAAATCTTTCTGTTTCTGTTTTATAGAGAGCATGAGGTCTACAGAATACATTAGAGACAATAGCATCACAATCCTTCTTACGATCAGATAGGATATAGAATCTAGATTTGGTAAATTCTAAACTTTCATCCAGCAAACACATTGCTGGACATGACATGCTATAATCAATCCCAACGATCTTCATCTTCTGTATCTAGATCCTCTTCTTCAATTTCTACTTCATCTTCTTTGTCTATTTCTTCACCACAAAATGGACAATAGGTTGCTTCCATCTTACTGTTCTCCTCGTCAATCTTGATGGTGAAATCAGCATCACAAGAAAAACAGAACAATTCAAATGATTTCTTCTTAGCCATAATTAAATCTCACATACTCCAGCGCTACAAGCCAGTTCTTTGGCTGATGTTGTTTGATCGGTTTCTTCTTTGAAACCAGTCCAATCAATATCCGTCTTTGTTTGTTTCAATAAATCTTCATATTGTTCTTTTGTAATTTCTTCGTATGGTGCTTGACGATAAGTTCCATTATCACGAGGTAGGAAACTTACTCCTGAAAGAATGGCCATATTTTGATATACCCAAGCTCCTACTTGCATCCATTCGTCATCACCAACATATACAGTGATTGATGGTTTATGTTCACACCAATGTTCTTGGTAGATTTTCCAAAGTTCTAGTTGCTTAATAGCAGACACTTGACTGTTGGTTACAGCACCTTCTGGAGAAGCAATTGGGAAAGAGAAAACCCAATTATTCTTGGCATAAAAATCTTCTTCAGCAACAAATCCATTTTTAATCATATAATCTGAAAGAGGATCTTTCTTGTCCATTCTCACACGACGAACATAGTATTGTGAATATCTTGGATGGATTCCAGAAGCAGAATCAACTAACTGGCTAACAGTTCCTGAAGGTTTCACGCAAGTAATTGCAGCAGACTCTTCTATGTTTAGATATTTTGCAAATTCTTTGTTAGTTGCTACCGCTAGCGAACGCATCTCATCTAACCATTCAGAAAGATTTTCACTACTTCCTGGAAAAACCTTGTTTAAGTTAGATCCATTTAAAATTTTATGATCCATTATTCCTGTTAGACTAACACCAAGCAATCTTTCTTCCTCTGTATTATTCTTCCATTTCTTATTTAAGTATCTAAAATCAGAAAGAGTTGATTGAAGAGTGCCCATGATTGTGGCTAATCTAATCTTTCTCTTGAGATCTTCTAGACTATCTGTTGCTCTTACAACAACTTCAGAAAGATTACAAAATTGATAAGGACGTAGAATAATTTCAGAACATGGATTAGTTCCATAATCTAATTCTGGGTCTCGACGACCATACTTAGCAGCATGAATTTGCGAAGCCTTGCGTGAAAAGATTCCACGTTCTCCAGAATGGCTTTCAAACAAGGAAAGCCATTCTTTCATGAAGATTCCCATATCTGGTTTCTGTTCATATACAGCAGAATTGTTAGATAACGCTCTGTGAGCATTATTATTCCACCATTCACCAAACTTCGCCAAACGTAGGTGATCATCATTCAGATCACTTAGTGAGATCAGTGCAGAACGACGAACTCCACCAGACACAACAACATCAGCAATCTTACAAACTAAATCATGACATTCAAGTGTCGTTAGTTTACGACCAACAGATTTCTTGAATAGATTGATAGTATAGTGCATTAGATCTACCAGCGGCTCTGGACCTGAAGATCGTCCCCCGAAAGTCCTTAGACGTGCTCCTGCAGGACGAAGTTTGGATACATCCCATTTAGGAATCTTTCCAGAATAGAGTAAAGAAATGAGTTCTCTATAGCCAGATGCCCAACCAATACGACTGTCTTTAAAAATAATGGTTGTATCTGAATTATGTAATTCATCTGGAACTTCTGGAAGCTTATTCGTGTAACGCGATTCAATAGAAAATCCTACACCAGTTCCACACATGAGAATATACATAATTTCATCAAATGCTTTGGGATTATCAACTGTTATGTAAGAACAATTATATCCGGCACATTGATCAATATCTAAGGCATCTCCAGCAGTCATAAGAGCACGCATGGAAGGCATGACTTCTAGATTTAGAATAGCTTGACGCAATTCATTCCAAGGAATCTTTTTGTTTCCTGTTGTAGTTCTTTTTTTGAAGTAATTAATAAAACGATCAACAGTTTCCTCCCAAGTTTCTCTACGACCTAATTCATCTCTATATCTTGCATATTTACTTACATGTATCCAGGATTGATAAGAGCTTGGAAGTGTTGTCATCTTTTATTTCTTTCTTCAAAATTGATTTAGTTTTTTATATAGCGTTTGGAAGTATTAGATCAAATTTATTGATCTTGTCTCCAACGCTTATCACATAATTGGCAATGAAAATCAATCCAATAACTATCATTGCTTGGATCATAATTTCCAGTATTACTCTTATGAATTTTTTGTAATACCAAAGGAGGATGAGAACAATCCTCCTGAATTTTTTCAATCTTTGCTTGAATTTCTTTTATTTGATTCTTCAAACTTTCAATGATGGGTGCAGCCATTTACATATTCTCTTTAAATGCTTTAACAGCAATTGGAACAATAGGTTCAATTAATGCAAGGATAGCTTCTGCATATACTCTAATTTCATATTGAGCATGTGAATGGAGTCTTAATTTCAAGAAATGAAATAGATTATGTAGATCAACAGTTCCAAACATTCTAGAATAAGCAGCAACTGGAAGAACAGAACGAGCAAGTTCTCTAGGGCATCCACCTTCAATTAGATGTCTATAATCTTCAAAGTTAGATTTACAAACATCATGAATTACATTTTGTATTTGTTTTGCCTGAGGATGTTGATCATTAGTTCTCATTTGTTTATTTGATGAACTTTGAGTTGTAATTTGTTCTAGATTGGGTAGATAGAATCCTTCATCCAATTCAGTGTATCTTGCACTAATTTCATTGTATGACCAAGTGCGATGACGATGCCATTGACGGAAAACGAAGATAGGAGCTTTTACTTCAAATGTAAAAGAAATTACTTCAAATGGAGAAGTGTGTCTATTCTTCCAAAGATAATGAATAAGCTTTTCATCCTTACCTTCTTCCTCACCTACTCTCCAATCAGCATTATATGAAACACGAGCAGAACGTACAATTGCTAAGTCATCTCCCATATGATCAACAAGACGCACAAATCCTGGTGTTCCATCAATTGTAGGTAAAACATCAATTTTATCAGTCATTTAGAGTAACTCCATAACGAATAAGCTATAAAGAACAATTGTCCCTTGAATAATTAAGACAAAATTTAAAGCACGATTTAATTTCTTTAGATGATTGTCATTTTGTATATGTAGGTGAATAACGCAAGCAAAGAATAACAAAGTAATCAATTTAAAGATAAGACTAATCCATATGTCATGTGTTATCATATGGCGCATGACAGGATTCAATTCTGCGTCAACACCTAAATGATCAACTATGATTTTAGTAAATGCTAGGTCTAAAATAGACAAAAAGAATAGAAGAACAAATTTCTTTTCTAACATTTTCGCCATTGTGAGAATCTCAATCCAGCTGATAAACTCTCGTAAGTATTTTTGCGAATGATTTCCATTATCTCATTTTTTGTATAGCCATAATCCTTTACCATGTCATTAATGTCTTTTCCTGACATATCATTGGGCCAAATTACGACTTTATGACCATTTTCAATAGCATGTTCTATTTGATTTACAAGTTGCTTGTTACGTTTTTCATTGTCATATACAAGAACTGTATCTATATGATTTTTATTACTATTCTGTAAAGAATCAGCTAACATCTCCAGACTACTATCTCCTGATGCTACAGCATTTTCTACAAACATAGAATCAAACTGACCTTCTAATATGTAGATAGTCTTAGAAAAATCAACATGTTGAAGACCAAAGATTTTACGTTCTACTTCAGCTACTTTTACAGTTAGATAACGGATCTTTGGTTCTGGTGATAAAGATCTAGAACCAATGTGTGTTATATTACCTTTCAAATCTGTGAAGAAAAGACATAGTCTGGAATCATTTGATTCTAATTTTTGCTTTCCATGATTTGGATATTTTTCATCCATAAATTTTTTGAAATCTATGGCATAGAAGATTTCTTTCCAACGTTCTTGAGGAATTTTTCTACCAATTATATATTTCTTAGCATAGTGTTCATCTTCCAAATCATCAATAGAAGGTAATTCTTTGTTTATTCTATGAATTGGAAATTTCACAACTGTAGTCGTTTGTTCTACTTTTTTCGTTTCCTTCTTTGTCCTATTAGTAAATTTCTCCATAATATATTCACGATGACTGTTAGGATCAATATGTTTTAGAAAAGCACTGAATGTGGTTCCTGCCCCACAATTATGACAACGAAAGAAATACTTATTTTTCTTCTCATATACATAACCCCTAGCTTTTAGGGTATTCTTTGCAGAATCTCCACAGAAACAACAACTAAAATTGAATAAATCTTGACTCTTTTGTTTGAAGTTTCTTAGACGATTAGAATTCAGTAGTAGATATTTTCTATCAATCCACAATGACATGATTTAATGTATTGGCCAAGTTATGATTTCAAATTTACCATCATGATGTTCAACTAATGCAGTGCAATTTTCTACCCAATCACCATCATTCATATACATGACACCATCAATTTCTTTTATCTCTGCATGATGTATGTGTCCACAAATCACACCATCAAAACCTTTTCTTTTACAATGATTGGCTAGATTCTTTTCAAAATCGAAGATAAAATCAATAGCTTTTTTAACTTTATGTTTCAAATACTTAGATATTGACCAATAACCATATCCAAAGTGTCTACGTATGTAGTTGACATGATTGTTCAATCCAAGAAGCATTTCATATAATTTATCACCAAGAAATGCCATCCATGGTGCTAATTTGGTAATACCATCAAACAAATCACCATGAGTTATTAGATAACGTTTACCATCAACCCCAATATGCATAAATTGATTATGTAGTTCTAATCCTTTGAATGAAATATCATGTTTAAGAATGGGACGTAGAAATTCATCATGATTCCCAGGAATGTAGATTACTTTGCTATCTTCCCGAGATATTTTAAGGATACGTTCAACTAATCTTGATTGTGATTTTTTCCATTTCCATTTGTTCTGAGATACTTGCCATCCATCAATGATATCTCCAATAAGATAAAGTGTATTACAATCATTGTGCTTTAAGAAATCATTCAAGGAATCAGCCTTGAATGATTTGGTTCCTAGATGAACATCTGAAATGAAGATTGACCGATACTTCTTTTTCATAGCTAAACAAAATGAAGGTAGAACAATCTATATTGTAAAGTCTAGATCTGTAATAGTTACTTACCTTCTTTTTGAATGTTTTTTCTTGTATCTAAAATCCATTGTTGAAGTTTAGACAATACAACAACATCAGACAAGCATTTGGTATTATTTTCAGTGATGACAGTTAGAGCTTCTTTAGCATTAATTGTGCCATCAGGATTAGTTGGGAGAGGATCTAATTGTTCTATTGGTTGCATTAGATCTGCCGGAGGGAGTTGCATCGTTTGTTTTGATGCTGTCGTTATAGATGTGCACCCATTCAGAGCTAAGAGTACAATTGTCAGGGATAGTGTCAATCTGTTTCTGTAGATCATCATTTTTCTTCCTTAATGTCTTCAGTTTTGACTGAAGATCATTCACTGTCTTAGTATCTATAATGGTTTGTGTATCATGAATACGAATAATAGTTTGTTGATCTTTGATAATTTTAGATTGTTCTATTGATTGATCATGTTCACCACGTTTTATCCAACCAGTGGTAAATGCTCCTAATACAACAAGAACAATGGCCGCAATTCTTACTAAAATATCATATGGTGCTGGGATTATTGCATTTAAGAGTTTCATGGTTTATTCCTTAGCTTTTGGTTCTGTGTCTTGTTTCAATTTAACAGATAGACCAGATAGTCCCATTACAGAACCAAAACCAATTCCAAAATTTACATAATCAAAATTCTGTTTATGAATGATGACGGTATATCCTGTCATAACCATAAAGAATATTGTTCCTAAAACCCAAAGCACACGAGCAACGTCGTATGATTCTCCATCTATACCAGTTAAGATAT